TATTCTTGAGGTATCCATTGTTGATGGAACATTTACACCAGGTGAAACAATAGTTGGTAGTGAATCTGGTGCTAGACATTCAATGAAATCTCAAGATAAATTTGATACTATTGATCTATTTGCAGATAATGACACCATTGAGGTAAAAGCAGATGATATTATTGATTTTAGTAAAATAAATCCATTTGGTATGCCTTGATAAATAAAGAAAAAGTAGCAATAAAATGTTTGAGCATTTTTACAATGAGATCTTTAGATCTGTAATTATAGCATTTGGTTCTCTCTTTAATGGAATTGAGATTCATAAAAAGGATGCCAATGATGATACTTTTAGTATCATCAAAGTTCCACTTGCATATGGACCTACTCAAAAGTTTTTAGCAAGACTTGAGCAGCAGGCAGATTTAAATAAACCAGTTCAAATGACTCTCCCAAGAATGTCATTTGAATTTACTGATCTTCAATATGATCCTATAAGAAAAGCAACTCAAACACAAGCATTTCATCCTGTAACTGATTCAGGAACAAAGACAAAAAAAGTTTTTATGCCTGTCCCATATAATATGGGTTTTGAACTTTCAATAATGACAAAGTTGAATGATGATGCTTTGCAGATTATAGAGCAAATTTTACCTTATTTCCAACCATCTTACACACTTCCAATTAAACTTCTTGGTGATCTTAGAGAAGTTGTAAATGTTCCAGTTCAACTTGAAAATGTAACAATGGAAGATGATTATGAAGGTAATTTTGACACTAGAAGAGCACTTGTTTACACCCTGAGATTTTCTGCAAAGACAAATCTATATGGACCAATTAGTGATGTTTCAAGTGATGTAATCAAAAAAGTACAAGTTGGATATGTATCTGGTCAAAGAACTTCTTCTGGTCAAGCATATACTAGAGATGTTTCATATAGTGTTGTACCAAGAGCAACCAAGAATTATACTGGAAATGTAGTCACAGAACTTGCTGAAGATGTTGATACTACTGAGACTGTAATCAGTGTTGGTGATGGTTCAAAAGTCACTGTCAAGCAATACATCACACTTGGTAATGAAGAACTGTTTGTTGAATCCATTGATGGCAATAAACTGACTGTCAAGAGAGGACAAGATAAAACAACTCCAAGTAACCATGTATTAGGAGCAGATGTCTCTCAAATTGTAGCAGCTGATTCTGGTTTCATTGATATTGGTGATAACTTTGGTTTTGATGGTGGAATGTTATGACAGATGATAGTATCATAGACATTACACCAGGTAAGGAAAAACCTGCTCATCTTACCAAGAATGATGTAGAAAAGGATTATGAATATACAAGGGGTAATCTATACTCTATTATTGAAAAGGGTCAAGAAGCAATTAATGGTATTCTAGAACTTGCCCAAGAAAGTGAGATGCCAAGAGCATATGAAGTCGCTGGTCAGTTGATAAAGAATGTTGCTGATGCTACTGATAAACTAATGACCCTTCAACAGAAGTTAAAGGATGTAGAAGAAGAAAAAGTTAGTAAAGGTCCAACAACAGTTAATAATGCTTTATTTGTTGGGTCAACTGCAGAACTACAAAAATTATTGAAGAATAATACTGATAAATAATACATCAGGGAGAGAAATCCCAAAGTTTATACTAATAGAATGTCTAAAAAAGAGGATTTGCCGTCAATAAATGATTATCTAGAGGATAATGAACTGCCCTCTTACAAGAATTTTATTGAAGAAGAGAAAGAATTACCATCAGTAGAAGAATATAAGACTTATCCTCTAGAAGAGGACCAAACAATTGAAGATGCAAATGGAAACACATTTGCAGAGGTTATTGACGTTGTAAAAGCACCTGAATGGCAAGAATTAGTTAAATTAGTTAATGATGTAAGAAAACAAATACCTGAAATACCTGAAATTAAGTCATATGATGATGAAATTGGTCAGATAAGTGAAAAAATTGCAGAAATTCAAGAAAATTTCTCTCAGTATGATCTAAAAAGTGATAAAATTTATGATCTAAGGGCAAAAAATGAAGAATTTGAGGTAAAATTAACTGAAATTGAGCAAAAAATACCTGAAGTACCAGAGGTTAGGTACTATGAAGGTGATATTGAGTTAATTTATGGTAAAATATCAAGAATTAAGGAAGAAATTGAGTCTCTTCCTGAGGTAAAATACTACGAAAATGATCTTGATGTCTTAAAATCAAGAATTGAAGAGATCAACAACAATATTCCAACCTTTCCCAAGTGGGTCAATGAGGTAAATGAAGTACCTGACTTCTCTTGGATTGGTAAAACCTTTGGTGTTATTGATGATGACTTTAAAAAGGTAGAAACTCACTTTGATTTAATCAAAGATACTATTAATTCAAGAGTTTCAGAATTAGTTGAAACAATTGAAGTCAAAGATTTTGAGCAAAAAGTTGATTTTAAAGATTTAAAGAATGTATATTCAGAATCTAAGGACAAAATTTATAAAGAACTTAAAGAAATCACTCTAAGGGTTTATGACCATAAGCATGAATTCAAGGATGATGATAGAAAACTAAAAAAAGCACTCTTAGGTGAGCAAAATAAGTTAAAACAAACTCTTGAGACAGAAATCAAGAGGATTAATAAGGAGAGTGTAAAGACAGATGAGACAATTCTCTCATATTTTACTAATTTAAAAGAAGAGGTAAGTAAAAAGTTTGATTCTCTTCCAGAGATTAAAGATTATGACAATGAGATTGACTCACTTAGACAAGATGTAAAATTTGTTAAGGTAAGTGTTAAAAGTTGTCTTGAAGATATTAAAAAAATATCTGCAGATATAAAAAAAGCACAAGTTGACCTTGCTGAGGGTCTGCTCAATGAACCACCTAGTGAAAAAGAGACTGCTGGAGGACAAACTGATCCATTAACACCAATGGATCAAAAGTTTGCAACCCTTGATGATCTGTCAAAACACTACAGGTTGTTTATAAACAGGGTACAAACTCAACTTTCCACTATGGGTGGTGGTGGAGCAGGATTCATCAAAGACCTTGATGATGTTACTTTCGATCAGACCACAGGAACAAATAAATTATTAATTTATGATGGTGCTAAGTGGGTTGGTATTGCTAGCACAGCAATTCAAGGTTCTGTAGGTGCTGCTGGAACTTGGGCAGTAACCTCTGTTGGTATTCACACCACTAAAAATGTTGGTATTGCTACTACAGCAAGAAGTAATTTTGCTTTATATGTTGAGGGAAATCAATTTGTTGATGGTAATATCACAGTTGGTGGAACCATTACATATGAAGAAGTAAAAAATGTTGACTCACTTGGGTTCTCTACGTTTAGAAATGGTCTTGAGGTTAACACAGGCACAGCAACTACTGCTTTACTTGTAAATGGTGATGCAAGAATCACTGGTATTCTTACCATTGGTACTGCTTCTGTAACCATTGATGGTGACAATAACACCATTACAACTGGTATTGTTACTATTACAAATTCAGATGTCACTATTGGTGATAATGTAAGAATTAATGCTGGTGCAACAGGTATTAACTCAGCACCTAATGTCTTCTATGTTGCTAAAGATGGCAATGATTCTAATAATGGAACATCTATTGATAATGCTAAATTGACTATTGCATCTGCTGTAGGGGTAGCGCAATCAGGTTCAGTAATTAAGGTATTGTCAGGAAATTATGTAGAAAGCAATCCTATTGTAGTCCCTGCTTTTGTTGCAGTTGTAGGAGATGATTTAAGAAGTTGTAAAGTATTGCCTAGTAATGCAACACAGGATCTGTTTCATGTCAACAAAGGTTGTAAACTAGCAAATATGACCTTCTCTGGTCACACTGCTCCTGCTGCTGCTGTTGCATTTCCATCTGCTGGTGCAACTAATGTTGGTGGTGGTAAATGGAAAGGTCCTTACATTCAAAATTGCACTAGTGACACAACAACTGGAACTGGAATTAGAGTTGATGGAGATAAGGCAGTAAAGACCAAATCAATGAATGTTGATGCCTTTACACAATATAATCAGGGAGGTGTAGGAGTTGCAGTTACTAATGAAGGATATGCACAGTTAGTTTCTGTATTCACAATCTGCTGCAATGAAGCAATTACTGTTCACAAAGGTGGTCAAGCAGATATTGCAAATAGTAATTGTAGTTTTGGAACACTTGGATTGGTTGCAGATGGCGTAAGCAATGAACAATTTACTGGTGTTGTTACATCTACTGCTGCAGTTAGTCAAGATAATATAGTTGTAAATGTTGGTGCAATTACAACTAGACCTTATGATGGACAAGTTGTTTATTTTGATCAATTGTTTAAATCTGTAGAATCCATCACAATCACTGGAGGAGGTAGTGGATATACATCTACACCCTCAGTCACTATTTCATCCCCTACAGGTCCAAATGGAGAGGTAGCAACTGCCTTTGCAACACTAGAGGGTGGTATAGTTACAGAAATTGATATAATAAGCAGTGGAAGTCAATATACTGGAAATGCAACAGTCACTATTTCTGCCCCTGATTCTGGCACAACTGCCACTGCTACAGCAGTAATGGCAGATACTTACTACACAATAAATAGTGCTACACCCATAGTGTCTGGAATTACTACATTAACACTTGCTGAAAATTTACTTAATACAGTTGGGGTTGCATCAACTGCATACTTCTTCCAACAAAGTAAAATCATTGCTAGTTCTCATACTTTTGAATACATTGGTGCTGGAAATAATATAACATCTGCCACTCCAAAAAGAGGTGGAGTTACAATTCAAGCAAATGAAGTTAAGAGTCAAAATGGTGGAAGAGTAATTTATACAAGCACAGATCAAGCAGGTAATTTCCGTATAGGTGATGACCTTCAGATAAATCAGTCAACAGGAACAATCAGTGGAAGAGCATTCTCCAAGAGTTTGTTCTCAGAAATGACCCCCTTCATTCTAGCACTTAGTTAAATGGCACAGTTAGCACTCAATAGATTTAAGACTGAAACACTTCAGTTAACAACAGTAGATCAGACATTATATACAGCACCCACTGGTTATACAGGTATTGTGCTTTATGCTCATGTGACTAACTATGGTTCTTCACAGACCACAGTTACAATGTCTCATATTAGAAGTTCTACTACAACAGAGATTATCAAAGAAGCAGCTGTCCCTGTAAATGATGCTTATATTCCTCTTGATGGTAAATTAGTTTTACAAACTAATGACTCTATCAAAATCAAAGCTGGTGCTAACACCACTCTTAAAGTTCTTCTATCAGTGTTGGAGACTGCAAACTGATGCCCAGACTAATAAGCGAAATTAATTCTGGTGGTGGTGCTGTTGGTATTGCCAGTGATGGTGTTGATTTAGGAAATATGAAAAAAATAGATTATGAAAGTAATAGAATTGAGTTTGATACCACATCTGGTGTTGCTACTGTGATGTCTAACCCCCTTACAATCATTGGTCTATAAATACTAAGAGACCTTATTTTATATCAATGAAAAAGAAGTGTCCAGACGGAAAATATTATTGCTATACTGATAAAGTATGCAAAGACATTCCAAAAGGGTTCAAAATGGTTGGACCTATGGGGATGCTTCGTAAAGAGAATGGTCATTCTGTTGATGATGATTCTGAAACCACTAAAAAGAATGGTAAAAAGAATGGCAATGGTCATTCTAATGGCAATGGTCATTCTAATGGTAATGGAAATGGAAATGGTGGTGATGTAAGTGAAGATTTAAGAAAGTGGTTTGGTTCTGGTCCTAAAGGTGGAAAAGGTGGTGGTGGATGGGACAGATACAACACCAAAGGTGAAAGAATTGGAAAATGTGCAAGGGAACCTGGAGAAGGTAAACCCAAATGTCTTTCCAATGAAAAAGCAGCAAAAATGTCTAAGGCAGAAAGAGCTGCAGCTGTAAAAAGAAAAAGAAGACAAGATCCAGTTGCAGATCGTTCAGGTAAAGGAGGAAAACCAATCATGACTTCTAATAAGATAAAAGAAAGTTCTTCACCAATGGTAAGACAAATTCTTGAAAGAATTGAATGTGAGCAGGAGTGGATTCTTGTAGAAAAGAATGTACCTACTAATCCTTCACTCTGGTCTAAGTTTAAGTCACAAGCAAGAGCAAAGTTTGATGTATATCCTTCTGCTTATGCTAATGGTTGGGCTGCTAAGAAATATAAAGCAGCAGGTGGTAGTTGGAAGAAAGCAACTAGTGAAAGTGTAGAATTAGAAGAAAAGAAAGGTTGTGCTCATAATCATAAAGGTGAAGAGTGTCCTATTCATGGGATAAAAGAATGCCCCAATGAGGATGCAATTAAAGAGGCAGTCAGAGTACCTGCAAAAACTGGCAATCTTTACCTTGTATCATTTACTTGGAAAGGTAAGTATATGATGATGAAGATCTTCTTCCCTGAAGTAAGCAGACCTACAAGAACAGAAGTTCAAGATGCTCTTGAGAAAGTATATCCTGGTTGCCATGTTCAAAGATTTGATATGACTCCATATCAACCTGGTGAACCCATGTTGACTATGGGTGAGGAAGTAGAAGATTTGGAAGAACTTGCTCCTTTAATTGCAGCACCTTTAGCAGTTGCTGGTAAGGTAGCAGCAGTTGCTGCCAAGGGTATTGCTACTGGTGCTAAAGCTGTTGCTAGAGCATCTGTTCCTGTTGCTAAGAGTATAACTAAAGGTGTTGGACGTGCTGCTCAAGGTGGTATAGAATCAGCAGCAGCAGGAGTTTCAAGAGGCAGACAAGAAAGAAAGTCTCAGATGGAAGGTGCTGCTTGGACAAAAAAGTCTGGTAAAAACAGTGAAGGAGGATTAAATGAAAAAGGTAGAAAGTCGTATGAGCGTGAAAACCCAGGAAGCGATCTTAAGGCACCTTCAAAGAAAGTTGGCAATCCTCGCAGAAAGAGCTTTTGTGCGAGAATGAAAGGAATGAAGTCAAAGTTGACTTCTGCTAAGACAGCAAATGATCCAGATAGCAGAATCAATAAGTCCCTTAGAGCTTGGAATTGCTGATTAATTTATGAGTGAAATTTATCTTGGTAATCCTAATCTAAAAAAAGCAAATACTCAAATTGAGTTTACTCAAGAAAATATTAAAGAGTATTTGAAATGTAAAGATAACCCTGTCTACTTTGCCCAAAACTATGTAAAGATTGTGACTCTTGATCATGGTTTACAACCATTCAAGACATATGACTTTCAAGAAAGACTCATCAATAATTTTTACCACAATAGATTTAACATCTGCAAAATGCCAAGACAGACTGGCAAAAGCACGACTGTTATTTCTTTTCTGCTTCACCATGTTGTCTTTAATGACAGTGTTAATATTGGCATCCTTGCTAACAAAGCATCAACTGCTAGAGAACTTCTAAGTAGATTACAGATTGCTTACGAGAACTTGCCTAAGTGGATGCAACAGGGTATCCTATCATGGAACAAAGGTTCATTGGAGTTAGAAAATGGCAGTAAGATATTGGCAGCGTCTACGTCTGCAAGTGCTGTCCGAGGTATG